CAAGCAATGATGGGCTTTCGTAGGCTTGCATCAGCAGGTGCTGTGACTGCAGGTATTGAAACTATTGTTGGTGAAAACAATGAAGCTATGGGAATAAGCGAGGAAGATAAACGTGCTATTCGCATGGTGTCTCCTGACTGGCAGCAAAATACTGTAAAGGTATTTACACAGCCTATGTATCGTGACCCTAAAACTGGTGATGTTATGACAAAGTTTTCTGATTCTGGAACTTTGGACGCTCATCAGTTTGTTAAAGGGCCAATTCGTGCTATACTAGGTAAGGTTATGGCAGGAGAAGAAGTAACGCAAAGAGAAATTGATGACGCATTTTCTAATGCTTATAAAGAAGTAATATCTCCGTTTGTTTCTGAAAAGTTTTTAACAACTGCTGTTATTGATGCGGTACGTGGATTTGATGCAGAAGGTAAAGAAGTACCTTATGTAGATACATTTGGAAATAACATTGTAGGACGTTTGGCTTATTCTGTTCCAGAAATTCTTACGCCCGGAACCAAAAGAGCCTTTACTAAGTACGATGATGCTGTAGCTGCAGAACGTGTATTGGGAGAAGGTCAGGGTGTAACTACTGCTGGCTTTCCTAATCGTGCAGAAGAACAAGAGTTTTTCTTAAAGACAGGTATTCGTAATAATACTATGAACTTTAGTAAGGCTGTTGGTTATAGTATATATAAAGACGTACAGGAAATAAACAAAACTAAAAATAAATTTAAACAATTTATGAAAGATGAAATAGGTATTCGTCCCATTACTCCTGAACTTGAAAACCAAATCTATGATAAATATTTAGAAACACAAAAAGAAAAACTTGAGCTTCAACAAAGACTTGCAGATAAAATTAAAGTTATTCGTGGTGCAGAGTTTTATGTAGATGGTAAAAAGAAACCTGTAAGGTTTACCGTACAAGAAATGATAAATGCTACTTCTAGTAAGGGTAAATTTAAAGTAGACCCGACAGTTATTAAAACATTGGCTAGAGATGGTAAAGGATATTTTCAACCAGATGTCTTTGGTGAAAAAGAACTTATTGGTCTTATAAAAGATAGGAAGCTTCCACGTAAAGTAGTTTTAAATCTAAAAAGACTTGAAGCAGGAATTACAGGAACTCCATTGAGAGGTGAAGAATAATGGCTAAGAAAAAAGATGCAACAGGATTAGCAGGTATTGTTAAAAATGTACCACGTAAGGTAGACATTAAAGGTCAATCTCATATGCTGGCTTGGATTACGCCTAAAGAAGGTGAAACTCTACAAGCGTTAGGCGGTTCTGGTATGCCGGGACCAATGGGTATTCCTGCTTATTATGACCCCGGTGGAACTGCTGACCCCGGTCAAGCTGCAGAAGGTGGCTTTAGTGACAGCTTTGGTGGTTATGATGGTCCTAGTAATAGTGATGATAATGACCGTGGTTATACAGATGGTACAACAAATACTAGAAGTGGTACTGGCACTACTGATGAAGATGAAGACCAAGATAGAGAACAGGATAAAGCTTTAGCAGATTTCTTGTCTGGAAAAGAGGACAGAAACTGGGTAGAGCAAATGATGATTGATAAAGTTAAGAAGGGTGAAGAACTAACTTCATATGAATATGACCCAAAGACTGATAGATATACAGGCTTTGAACAGAAAGCAAAGCCGGGTTTAAGTGGTCTTAGTAATATTATGGCAATGATTTCTGAAAATATTTTTGGTGTTACTCCTTCAGTATATACAGGTTTTGGAAAAAAAGCAGGATTTGATGACATAGTTTTTGATGACGGTGGTCGTGATATAACTATGTCAACTCAAGCTCAAGGTACTGCCCCTGCTGCAGATTCAAGTGTTGGTGTAACATCACCTGACAGTTATTATGCTAGTGGTATTGGAACAGCTACACTAGACTTGAATGACCCTGTGCAACGTGAACTTTATTTTAGAAGATTGTATGGTGAAACACCTAGCCCTATAGGTCGTGAATATAAAAGTGCATTTAACTTAAAAGATTTAAAAAATCGTAAGCGTATGCGTGGACTAGATATATTTAAACCAGTGAGTATTGTTTAATGGAAAATAACAGTATTCCTGATAAGACTACTTATCAAAAGAACAGACGCTATATGGCTTGGCTTGCTCTAGGCATGATGTTAATTTCAACTATAGCTGTATTGATTAGCCCGGACCGCTTTGAAAGCGCAGAGGCCATACTCATGATGATGTATGGCTCTCTGTCTGCTTTAGTTGCAGCTTACTTTGGATTTTCTTCAGGCAATAAAAAATGAGTGTAATTATTTGGGCATTAGTTCTTACCGTATGTAGTTCTGATGGTAAGTGTTTTAATCAGACTGTCCAATGGTTTGATAAAGAAAATGAGTGTCTTCGTTTTAAAGAGATATATGAAGAAATTCCACAAGATGGTCATTGGTCTTCAGTTAATTATAAATGTGGAATTATTGGAGCTATGGAAATATGAAATATAATCGCTCGCATTTTTTAGATAAGCTTATTGAACATGAAGGACTGGTACTGACCGTGTACCAAGATTCCTTGGGCATTGATACTATCGGGATTGGGAGAAATTTAAAAGACCGTGGTATCAGTAAAGAGGAGCTAGATTACCTTGACATCCCTAGTATGGAGGTGGTCTATCAACATGGAATATCTGAAGCGGATGCTAGGTATCTAGCCCTCAATGACATTGCAATTGTAGAAAATGAATTATGTCGTATTCATCCTTGTGTGGAAAAACTAGATAGTGTACGTCAACTTGTGTTAATGGATATGGCTTTTAATATGGGAGTTCCTCGCCTGTCTAAGTTTAAACTTATGTGGAATGCTGTGCATGAAGAAAAGTGGGAAGCCGCATCAAGAGAAATGTTAGATTCCAAATGGGCTAGGCAGGTAGGACGCAGAGCCAGAATTTTATCAGAAGCTATGGCGAATGGAGAGTTTTAATGTCTGAAGGTAAAGGATATACTATTAAAAAAATAGGTAAGGGTATGTATAAAGTATATAATAGTGGGAAAGCTAGAGAGTATTTAGGTCCTGCTAAAAAAACTGAAGATAAAAAAGGTAAAAGCATAGCCTCACAGATTGGATTTAAAAAAGGTGGTCGTATTAAATGTAGCCATAATAGGTTGTATTAATGTTACCTTATAATCAAGAAGAGTGGGAGTGGTTAAATGGGTACGCCTAGTTCAATGACACGTACTGGTAAGCATGAGCCTTGGGACCTACAGGTTTCTAGGGAACAAATTGCTTTCCATAAATCAATATATAAGTTTGGGTACAATGGTGATGTAAATGGAACAGAAGAAACTATTTGGTCACAAGGTGGTATCTATTCTTATCCTACTAGTGCTGCTCAGTTGTATGTAAGTTCTAGTAGCACAGCAGATACTAATGGTGGAACAGGTGCTAACTCTGTAAAGATTATTGGTCTTGATGCTGACTATAATGAAGTAGAAGAAGACATTACTCTTACAGGACAGACACAAAAGATTACTCAAACATCTTGGTTACGTGTGTACCGTATGTATATTACTCTAGCTGGTTCAGGTGGGGCAGCGGCAGGAACTATTTATCTTGCCAATACAGGGGCAACTGCAGGTGTACCTACTGGTACTGTATATGCTTCTATTCTTTTAGGAGCAGGACAAACAGAGATGGCTGTATATACAGTACCTGCAGGATATACTCTTTACTTAGATGATATTAACTTTACTGCTGCTGTTTCACAAGCAAACTCTTATGTGCAAGTTAGGTTTATACAACGAGACTTTGGAACAAATGTTTTCCGTGAACAGCTTAGAATTGTATTACAGTCTAATACCTTTATTGATAAGTTTGAATACCCTTTAAGGATACCAGAAAAAACTGATATTGAAGCACGTGGTATTAGTGTAGGAAGTTCTAACAATCCTATATCTGCATCATGGCAGGGTATATTAATTAAGAATGAAATACCTACAACGTAATGTTCAGTCAGATATTAGACATAACAGGAGAGGCGTATGATAACCGCTTTAATAGGACCAATTGCGGATTTAGCTGGGACTTGGTTAAATGGAAAAGTAGAAGAAAAGAAAGCAGAGTCTGCCACAAAGGTTGCGAAAGCTCAAGCGGAAGCAATTGTAATGCAGAAAAAAGCAACAGGTGAAATAGACTGGGACTTGAAAATGGCAGATGCTTCTGCATCTAGCTGGAAAGACGAGTGGCTTACAATTATTTTTTCAGTGCCTTTAGTGCTTTCATTTTGTGGAGATTGGGGAAGGGGAGTTGTTTCAGATGGCTTCGCTGCTCTTGCTACAATGCCTGATTGGTATCAGTATACACTAGGTGTCATCGTTGCTGCCAGCTTCGGGGTCCGTAGTGCCGCTAAGTTCTTCAAGCGGTAGGTCTTCTTCATCTTCAAACTCTGAGGGGAAGGCTTCTGCTAGAAGTTGAAATGATTTTTCAAATCCTATAATATGTAGTGTGCCAATAATCTCTTCTTCAAGAGTTTCTTCTGTGGCATCATCTTCATCTGAAACATTACCACGTACACGAGACAGGAGTTCCAGTGCCTTTAGGGCAACGGCTCCGTGTCCCGCGTTTCGTGCTGTCTCATATTGTTTTTCAATTTCAGATACTACATCTACATCAGTAGATATTTCACTAGTTAGCTCTTCAATTCTTTCTTGAACTTTTTCGTCTTGGAGTAACCTGTATCCTTGATTGTGCGCTGACGCTTCGCTGTAGCCAGCAGCAACTGCTGCTCTTGTGGCATTGCGGTGAAGAATATACGCTTGGCAAAACTTTTCTTGTTTTTCATTAAGCTGCATTCAATATGTCTCCGTAGTATTTTTCTTTACCACGTTTTGATATTTCCCATACAGCACTAACAAGAGTATTATTACCGTGGATAGTAAGTCCCATATCAATCTCTGTATTTTCAAAAAGCTTTTCACAATCTTGTGCCATTGCAAGAAGCTCTCCTGTTGTCCAGAACTTTTGGTTACCTACTTCAACGTGCATATACTTAGGCTTTGTTTCTTTATTTTCGCTAACTTCAATCCGTTCTTTTTTCATTTCGTCCGTAACACTTTCTACAGAACAATCAAAACCAAACAGTTCAAAGTTTCTAAATCCTAGTGTATGTGCAATAGCAATGGTAAGCATAGCTGCACAAGTACCACCAGTGATAAGAGTAG